CCAGTTCCGGTTCCAGTACCGGTTCCAGTGCCGGTTCCAGTGCCGGTGCCCGTGCCGGTGCCCGTTCCAGTACCGGTTCCGGTTCCTGTGCCGGTGCCGGTGCCAGTGCCAGTACCAGTTCCAACTCCGGTTCCGCCAGTGCCGGTGCCGCCGATGCCATCGAGGGCGCCGCCGGTATCAGTACCAGTTCCGGCGTCGGTGCCAGTTCCAGTTCCGGTGTCAGTTCCCGTTCCAGTACCGGTGCCAGTACCAGTGCCTGTGCCTGTGCCTGTGCCGGTTCCGGTTCCGGTTCCGGTGCCAGTTCCGGTACCTGTGCCGGTTCCAGTGCCAGTGCCAGTGCCAGTGCCAGTTCCGGTACCTGTGCCAGTTCCCGTTCCCGTTCCCGTTCCCGTACCAGTGCCCGTTCCAGTACCAGTTCCGGTTCCTGTGCCCGTGCCCGTGCCGCCTGTACCCCCGGTACCACCAGTACCACCTGTACCGCCTCCGCCGCCGCCGCCACCATCGCCACCACCGCCGCCGCCACCGTCACCGCCGCCGCCACCGGGAGCGGGAGTTACGGAGACGGGAGTGGCTTGGCGGTAGCGGAAGAAGGACGGGATGCTGCCGGTCATAGCAGCGGTGGAGGGATCGAAAGAGCCGGGGACGGGAGGCGTATAAATGCGATAGACCGTACTCTCAGGGGGAGTAAGGGTCATCGTAGGAATGGTGAAGGGGTTGGCGCCGTAGCCCGGAGGAAGACCCGTCACGCTGGTCGAAGCCATCGTGGAGACCGAAGTCATCGTGGAGACTTGCTGATCGGGGAGGTCCATGGTGTAGACGGTTTCGTCGGGGAAGCCCATGGTGCGGACTTCGTCATCCCCCGGAAGACCGACGCCCGGCAGGCCCGTGAGGCCGCCAGTGGTAGCGAGAGGCTGCGGCGAGAAAAGCTGGCCTTCGAAAGGCATGCCCGTGTTGACAGCAGAAACGGCGGTTTCTGCGGCGGGAAGCGCGAAGGGGGAGATGGACATGATGTCTGACATGGCAAACCTTCTATTGCGTATTATAGCATAGGAGAGTTAGGAAGTAAACCTAGCGGACGTCAACGAAGTTGGACGCCTGAAGGGCAATGAGAAGTTTGCCGACGACGTTGGTAAGGACTGTGACAGACGGGTTGAGCATGTCTACGGTAATGGGCGCGCTGACGGTGCCGGATACGATGAATAGGGGGCGAGTGCGGCGGCCCGGATCGAAGAGGTCGCTCTGTTCCAGAACGCGGATGAGTTGGTTCCAAGTTTCGCGGGAAGCCGGGTCCCAGTCAGGGGGAGCGGAAGGGAAGTTACGCGAAGAGATACGGCGGGTCATCGCTTGCCGTCAGGCTCGATTGCCATGCGGAATTGGCCCATCCGCCACGGCAAGTCGGAAGAGGTGGAGGACTGGATTTGGAGCGAGAGTTCGCGGCCCCGCAGGCGTAGGGAAGTTTTCTGGGTGGTGCCCGTGATGTTGAAGGGACCCTTGGTGATGACGGGGCTGCCCGGATACTTGCGTGCGCGCAAGCTGATTTGGAGGGTGCCCGAGTAGGGTGTGTTGTCGCTAAGGTTGGAGAAGTCGGGCACGAACTTGTTGACGAAGAGGATGTTGTCGCCTGCCTCTTGGTCGAAGTATGCGCCCTCTAGGTTGGCCGCGAGAGTGTTGCCGTTATCCGTGTAGCCGCGCTCTTGGTAGTAGAGGTTGCTGGCCGAGGTGGCGGTAGCAAGGGGGTAGTTGAAAGTGCCAATGTCTTCCCACGCGGTGCGGTTCATGGTTCCGATGGACCAATGGTTTTCGCGCGTATTGTAAATGACATAGCGGTCGTTTTCGCCGTCGGGCGAGTTGATGGACGGGTAGAACCAAATGACCTCGTCGAAGGTGGCATTGGTGCCCGCGTAGATTTTGTCCAAATTGAACTCGTCGAGGTTGTCGTAGACGTAGCGGAGGACCGTGCAGCCGAGGGGCTGGAGACGTCCGTCGTATTTGAAGAACTGGCCGCTGGTCGACATCCAGTAGAGGGCGCCGCCGTATTCGATGGCAGCGTTGCGGCCAATGACTCCACAGCGTTCGCCTGCTGCCGTGAACCCGAAGACGTCGTTGCCGCCGATATAGGACTGGATGAACAGGTCGTTGTCGGTTAGGATGGCGGTCTTGTCGTTGACGCGGCTGACTGCGCGGACTTCGGAGCCACGGCTAGGCAGCGGGTAGTCACCGGCTGTGTTGGTTGCGGTGGGCGTCCAGTCCGTGAAATCTTCTTGCGAACACCAGCGAATGAGAAGCGGGCTGTAGCTGCCAGAGACGTCGTGGGTGCCGTAGAGAAGAACGTGGCGCGCCTCAGAGGCTATCCGCACGATTTGGTTTACGGAGGGCGCAGCGGTAACTATGATGGCCCGGCTTACAATGTTGGCGCTGGTGGTCCAGTACATAAGGGGACCGTCGGAAGGAACGGCCATTATGTCGGTGCCCCACAGATCAAGCGACCAGAGACGAAGCGGGACGCTAAAGGTGCCACTAGAGGCGCCCCACCCGAAGTTGCCTCCCCAAACGCCCGTGCCCCAGCCCGCTTGCAGAAGGGTGTCGGCAGTGCCAGCCGGGTAGTTGAGGCCGATTGTGGCAGGGCCGCCCGTGGTAAGGGAGGTGGCAGCAGCCGTAACGCCCGTGCTGATGGAGAAGCTATTGGAGGTGATGGCGGTGATTTGGTAGGTGGCGGTGGTGCTGACGGTCGGGCAGATGCGGATGTTGCCGCCGATAGTGGCGGAGACGGAGACGATCTCGATGAGGCTGCCGGTTGTCAGGCCGTGGCCCGATACAGAGACAATGACGTTGACGGAGCCTGCCGTCGTGGACAGGATGTTGGTCGAGGAAACGGTGGAAGTGAGGGGCGTGATGTTGTAGAAGGAGGAAAGTTCGCTGGAGAACAGGCCCGCATCGGTGCCGATTACGGCAGTGGCAATGCCTTGGCGGCTGCGGACAGAAGCAAGGTCGCGCGCAGTCCCGAAGATTTTGCCTGCCTGGGAGGGGTCTACTGCAAGCTGCCAGCCGCCAAGAAGTTCGGGGCGCCCGTAGCGAAAGCGGATTTTGTCGGCGTCAGTCCAGAAGCCCCCGGCGTCTAGGCGTGTCTTCTCCTTGACGACGCCGACGTCGAAGTTTAGTTCGGTGAGCTTCTGGTCCTGAAAGGTCGCGGACATTAGAGCGTCTCGGTGATCCGGATGCCATAATTGTCGAGGAGGCCCGCCATCAGATCGAGCGTGGTAACACTTGTGTTAACGATGAGGGCAGGGCCGGTGGTGGGCAGGACAGTGCCGGAACCGGCGCCCTGCTTGACCGTGATGTTGAAGGAGCCGCTGGTGTTGCGGATGAAGATGTAGGTCTTGGGCGAGGCGGGAACTAGAATGTTCGCGTCGGCAGTAAGTGTGCCCTCGACTAGGAGGATGGCGCAGCGAGCCTGATCGGGCAGCGCGTTTGCCGTGGAGAGGGTGGTGTCACCAGCGGACACGCTGACGGTCGCGATACCGGCTACGGCGGCAGCGATGAGGTCGAGGTTGTTGTTGGTCTTGATGCCCCAAGTGGTAGCGTTTTCGCCGGTCGCCTGGAGTTCGAGGCGAAGAAGCGGATCAAAGGTAGAGGGCATTACTTGCGCTCCTCAAGGATTCGGGTTACTTTGTCGTCAATCCTATTTAGCACAGTTGTCAGTTTGTTTTCAAGGTCGGAGACAACTTCGCGGGTAGCGAAATCCTTGTTGACCTGGGCAACGTGCCGATGGTGGATTTCTTGGAGGTGTTCTACCTTAGTTTGCACGGACGAAATCTCCCGATGGAGGTATGCACCGTATGCCATCAAGAGGGGCCATAGGAACGTGGCAATAAAATCTAAAAGCAATTTCATGTCCATGATAGGAATCCTAGGGCGACGATGACATAGAGGGGTTCCAGACGACTTGGGTTACGATGATTTCGCCCCCGTCTTCCAGCAAAAGGAATGCGCTGTTCTCCTGCGCGAGATACTCAGTTAGGGATGCCTGCTGGCGACCGTCCGGAACCTTGCGGGATTCTAGGCGCGGGCGCGGAGGCTTGTTTTGAGGGTGCCTCTTCGCGTCATAGATACCGTCGTAGCAGGAGGAACAGACGACTAGGTTCGTAGATTCTTTACGAAGCTTGCGGCGGTGATACTTCTGTCCGCATCTGTCGCACAAGGACCAAACTGGAAGCGACATGGTTAGGAGCCATAATTGGTTTGGTCGGGGCGCCCATCGGGCACAGGCTTCAGTTCGCGGCGCGGCTTGGGCGACTTGTTTTGTGGGTGGCTCTTGCGGTCGTATAGGCCATCATAGCAGGAGTAGCAGACCACGAAGTTGGTGGTTTCTTTGCGGAGGTCACGCCGCTTGTAGTCGAAGCCGCAGCGGTCGCATACCGACCACATGTCCATGACGGACATTAGGGCTGCCCCGCAATGGTGTTCTCGGGAGAACCGTTGTAGCGATTGACGGTGTCGGAGCGGCGGGCACGGGAGAACTCGTTGTTGAGGACCGCGAGTTCCTCGTCGAGAATGCCCTTCCAGATTGTGGTGCCAGCCGCGTTCTTCGTCCACGCATTCGCATACAGCATGGTCGCCGCGAAGAAGGCAGCGTCGGTGTACTGCGAGAAGTAATTGGAGGGGAAGGCAGAACTCAGGACCGTGACACGGGGAATGTATTCGATGAGGGCCGTGGCGTCGGAGGGAGGCGTCGGCGCCAAGAAGATGGTGGCGTTGTCCTTGGGCGCATAATATTTGGTAGGGGCGACCGATGTATAGTCTGGCCAGTACGCGGTCAGGAACTCGTTGTTCTGTTCGAGCAGATTGTTCCAGCCGCCCGTCGCGCAAACTTGGATGGACTTGAGGACAAGCAGGTCGCTCGGCAGGGCCAGCGTGCGGTTGGACGCGCTGACAGAAATTTCGGTGAAGCGGATAATGTTGACAGGGTCGAGGCGCCGTTGCAAGTGGGCCTGAGCGCGTTCGATGATGGAAGGGAGAGCAGAGACGAACTCCTCGGAGTCCTCTTCCATGTTGGCGATAACGTCATTGCTGAGAGTCGTGTAGGTGTAGGGCATCAGCGGATTCCGATTCTGAGCCGGAAGGGACCGCGTTCACGGTCTTCTCGCATCGCCGCCTTCAGTTGAGCATCGTATTCGCCCTTGAGCAGAAGCAGGCGAGTGGCGTCAACGCGGGTGCCACGGCGCAGACCAATCCAGTAGGCGAGGCCATAGGTGATGGCGGGCAGGAACCGGCGCGGTACGTCGATGTTGTCGAAGGCGCGCAGCGTGTCGTCGGCGTTCTTCTGAACGGTTAGCACGATGGTATAGGTTTGGTCGGGCAGCGGCCAGAAGTGCATGATGTTGGAGTCGCGGCGCCGGTCCCACCAGAAGCGCGTGGGGCGACCGGTCTGGGACTTGGTAGGAATTTCTGCCCAACGCTCATAGCCGTCCCGGTCCAACAGGATTTCCGTTGAACTGGTTTCGACACTTGCGGTAAGAACGTCGGAGATGGACTGCCCAAACGTCAGCGTGGATACGGACGCCGATACGGGGACCGTGGTGGTTTCGATCTTGTGGAGAAGGACGTTCTGATTTTGGATGCTGGTAAGCATGTAGTCGAGGCCGCGCCTCGCGCTAATCAGTTCGTCAGCAAGAACAGGGCCGCCACCAACCATGGCAGCGGCGTCCTGCAAGATGTCGTCGAAGGTAGGGTCGAAGGAGGCTACGCCGCTGGTTGCCATTGGCGCGACTCCTTACACGACTCCGTAAATGGTAACGAGCGGGCCGCCGCCAGCATAAGAAGTGCGGACGAAGGGAACGTCAAGCTCGAACGGCACAACCGTACTGGTCACGCCAGCCGTCACTTCAGCGAAGGCGATCCACGGACCAGCGGTGGTCGGCGCGGCTTCGAGGAAGACGGACGGACCAGCAGCGGTACTCTTCTGAACGAAGAAGGTGCGAACCGGCGTGCCGTCGAAACGGTAGTCAAGGTCGATGGCGGGGCTCGTCGTGGTTGCCGAAGTCGACACTTGGAAAGGGACAAGGCGAATAGCCTTAATAGAGGGCATGCTGGGCTCCTATAGCAAGGAAGGCAGGACCCGCCGAAGCAGACCCTGCCACACCCTGTTAGATAATCACAACGTGAACGATGACGGAACCAGCCGTGACCGTCGAAGTGTCGATGGACACGATAGCCTGCACCGTGGTATCAGCCGTCAGCGCAATGGCATTGGCCGAAACCTGGGCGCCCGTACCAGCGTAG